AAACTGGGTGTCGGCTGTCATTGCGATGGGTGGAGCTATCTGAATCGCGGTTTCCGACGCGGAGGTGTCGAGCGCAAGTGCCTTTGAATCAGTGCTTATTGCTATAGTCGTGGCGACAAATAGCTGTAGAAACTTTCTTCTATCTATAGGCATGGTTGACCGCACTTTCCACAGGAGTGAACGTCCAGAATTTCGTAATTGGCCAAAATCCACATAATATCCATTATACATCCTATTGTACAAAGCTGTACATAACAATTTTACTAAACAGTAATGACGTGCAATAAAAACTTGCGAATAAAACCGTCAGATGTTATATGATGAATTATAAACACTGAGTTATCCTTTAACCCTTCACGAAACACGTAAAGCGAATCTTCTGACTAAGATCGTTAGACGCAGCTATCCGGAGCTATAGCCGGAGCATTAGATCAGATGCTACCAGGGGTGTGCCATGCGGAATCCTTTCAAAGTCACTGGAACCACTATTAGTGAAATGTTCAAAAGTGCTAAGAATTCCGACACAATAGGACCGGCTCTTCCTACGATAGGAGCTGTGTTAATTACTCCTATAGTTGCTCCAGTAGTTTTCGTAACTACCTTCTTTAAGAAGGACTAATATGCTTAATGCTCATACGATATATCTGATCTCAGTAGATCAGTACTTTCCCACATATAAGGAAATTAGGGAAATGGCTCAAATATTGCACACTCAGGAGTGCTCAAAAGAAGTTTCAGTGGTAACTGCTATTCTGTTAGATGTCAATGCTCAGATTGGTCGAGCATAAGATGGTGAAGATCTGTGATGCGGGAAATAAACTCTATTTCTTCCATTGTCCTGGTTGCGGTAATGCTCACGGGTTCTCTACTGAACCAGGTCGCTGGACTTTCAATAATGATTATGTCAGACCTACAATCCAGCCTTCAATTCTGTGCAACAGTGGTGATCCAAAGACTCGTTGCCACTCATTCGTAGAGAATGGCAATATTCGGTTTCTTAATGATTGTCACCATGTCCTTAAAGGACTCACAGTGACGCTTCCTGATTGGGATAGCTACTAATGAAATGTTTCTTCGTAGAATTTACCGGTAAGACTCAAATTGAAGAATTTGAGTGTGACTGCGGTTGTAAACAGAAAATAACTCGCGAACACAGACAGTATCGAAGAACAGATACTGGTGAAATTATGCCTTATCCTGATTCATTCGGACCAGGAGCTATGTACTTTGTCGAGGCCTATCAACATGAAGGAAAGTATCGTGATTGGAATAACGACTCTGGTCAACATCTTCATGTGATTTTGCCTAATGGTCACCCATGGGATATAGATACTAGAGCTAGTAACTGCACGATGAAAGATGATCGAAATCATCGATGTTGGATTCGTCACGGAGAACCTCCTAATATCACTGTAGATAAGAATGGCTTAACCTGCGCTGCGGGTGCCGGTAGTATAGCCGCAGGTGGATATCACGGTTTTCTAAGAAACGGATTCTTTGTTACATGCTAAGTTTTTAGTTCATACTTCAAATGAGTTGCTAGCATACCTTTCTAGAGGGTTAACTCGAGTGCCGGCCGTTTGGGGTGTTGAGCTGAGGTAGAGCGTTTCACCTAGCCTGCCTCAGATTTTAATAGTCAATCCAATGGAGAAATATCATGGACTGCTGTGTGCTGAGTTCTGAGGAAGTAGGACAGTTAAAGCACTACAAAATTCTTCCTAATCATGAGAATCACCATCACATTCCATGTGACCAAGCTATTCTCGGTCTCAAAGATGAAGACTATGAACTTATTGACGGATTTAATGGTCGTCAGTATCTAACCAAAACTAAGTTATTTTTTCTGCGCAAAGTACCTTCTGGTGGCAAAGGGGCTATCCCAATAGTTCAACGAGTAGTCAGCAACCACTTGAAGCATCTTATGCCAGTTAGATTTTAAGGGAGGATAGACTATGGCCCCTCCGCATAGATGGCAACCAGGACAAAGTGGTAATCCTGCTGGAGCACCTCGAGGTCCTCGTAAGAAAAATCTTTTAGGTCCTGCCTATAAAGCAATTCTTGGAGAAGTCCTCGATGAGGATACTAAACAAGAATTTAAGATGCCTGATGGTTCTACTTGGGCTGATTTGATCGCGACGCACGTAGTTAAACGAGCTATCGGAAAAGTTGCTGATGAGAAGATTTGCTTTAGAGCCATTACTGAACTTCGAGAGACGACTGAAGGAAAGACTCCTGAAAAAGTAATTGCAGCTGGGAGCAATGAGGAACTTGCTAATCTGGCTCGAATCATGCAAGGAGAACCAGCCCCACCTGAGGTAGAAGATATTATTACTGATGAAGATCAGGCCACAGAGAATGCTGAAGCTAATTTTCACGGTTCAACAAATGAGGAATAAGAGTCGTGCCAATCTTTAAGCCGTTCGGACAAAAAGCCCACGATTTCGTCAAGAGGCATCCGAGTCAGGATAAGAAGTACACTCTTCTAGAAGGTAGCGTTCGTTCTTCAAAGACTTTTGCCGTAGATGCTAAGCTTATTCTTCAACTTTGTAATTATAAAGTTAATGGAAAGAGAGTCATCTGTGGAGCTACAAAACAAACTGTCTATAAGAACATGCTTCTGGATATATTTCAAGTAGTTGGTAAGAAAAACTACTCTTACAATCGAGCTTCTGGTGAACTCTGGTTATTCGGGGTTCAGTGGTTCATCATAGGAGCTCGAGACGAAGCAAGCTACAAGAACATTCTTGGTATGACCATTGGAATCGCGATTTGCGATGAGTGGACTGAATTTCCGAGAAGTTTCTCAATGCAGTTGTTTCTTCGACTTTCTCCCCCGGGCTCGAGGTTATATGCTACCACAAACCCTGGGACACCTCAACACTATCTATTCACTGAAGTCATTCATAACGAGAATTTTGCTCCTGATCTCGAAGTTATTCACTTCACACTTGAAGATAATCCCAACATTGAAGCTGATCAAAAGAGACAGATTATTGCCTCTCAGAAAGGTGTTTACTATCAACGGTATATCTTAGGACTGTGGGTGGTAGCTGAAGGAGCTATCTACAAGGATGCGTGGTCAGAAGATCTACTGTATAATGATCAGTCTAGACCTATAGGATTGTATGGTTCTGGTGGGTACAATAAACATATAATAGCTATTGACCACGGGACGCACAATCCCTGTACGTTCCTAGAGTTCTTCGATGATGGTGACGTAGCATGGATGGATCGAGAATACTACTGGGACTCTGTCAAAGAGATGAGGCAGAAAACTAATTCTGAGTACGCTGATGACTTAGAAGAGTTCATAGCTAGTTCCAGAGTTATAGGAGTTAACAATCCTATGATTGTAGTTGATCCTGCTGCTGCTGGATTTAAGATAGAACTCGTTAAACGTGGTTTATATGTAGTTGATGCGAATAATGAAGTTCTAGAAGGTATTCATCGAACTTCTGAGGTAATGGCTTGCAAAGCTTTGAGAGTTCATGAAGATTGCGCGAATGAACGTCGAGAATGTGGTCTATATTCCTGGGACAAGAAAGCCGGGGAAAAGGGCAATGAGCAACCACTCAAGGTCAATGATCACACTCAAGATGCTAAGAGATACGGAGTAATGGAGCTATTCCCTGAATGGAGAATGGTATCTACTCTTCAAAGAGCTGCTTAAGGAGCTAAAATGGCACACAATTTTGGTGGTTTCTCAGCTTATGCTAACGACGAGGCTCCAATTGAGGAGATGTCGAATGATGGTGGTGACGGTTCTGGTGTAATGAGACGTCATCATGTCGAAGGGCTTCGCGACCTCGACCGTAAGCCAGCAGAAGATTCAATGTCTGTTCCTGAAGGACTGAACTCAGGGATTAGTGAAGATTCGATTGGACCTAGTGGTAAGAAATTCACAGAGCATCTGCACTCCCGTAAAAGTGATGGCAAATTTGAACCATCATCGATGCGAGGAAAAGAAAAGAGTAGTTAAATCCGCAACATTGAAAGGTAAATGATGAAACGCCTCGTACTAATTTGCTTGCTTCTTGTGGTAGCTTCTACGGTATATGCTCAGGTACCTACTCCGCCTCAATCTAACCAAAATCTGACGAACGATCCTGTTTTTAGACAGATGGTAACTGAGCGTGAACTTCTATTCAAGAAACTCCAAGACATTACTGAGTTTCAACAGTTCCTGCAGGTTGAGCGAAGCATCGAGCAATACGTGGCTAATCATCCTCAGATTCAAACAAAATCTGAGGCTCCAAAACCTGTTTCTAAGAAATAGTTTCTAAAATAAAGGAGGTCTGATGCCACGTAAGAAATCTACCTCTAGTATCAGACCTCTTCCAGTTAATGACGCCGAAAATTATGTTCGTCGTCCTAGTGGTATTGCTACAGATAGCTATAGCAATGCTCCTGCTCGTCTTGGTACTGGTACTGCTAATTTAGTACAGGCTGGTAATTATCCTCTTATTAGACTTACTGAGGATTATCCACTTATTTTGAGTTTGTATAGAAGTTCTTGGGTTATCAGACGAGTTATAGATACTGTAGCAAACAACATTTATAGTTCTTTTCCTACTCTTACCGCGGATCTAAAGCCTGAACAAATAAGATCTTTTGATCGAGTAGTTCGAAAAACCGCTACTCTTACTAAACTACGCTCAGCTCAAAAGTGGGGAAGACTCTTTGGTGGCGCTGGCGCTGTGATTGTCATCGAAGGTCATGATGACTTGATGCAACCTCTTAGTCTCGATGATGTGGAAATTGGTTCTTTTAAAGGATTGATTCCCTTAGATCGATGGTCTGGAATTATTCCTGGACCTCAGATTGATTCTAATATCAACAACATCGGTAATTTCGGTCTACCTCTATACTATAACTGCATAATGGATGCTGGAAATGTGAACATCCATCATAGTCGTATTTTGCGGTTTACGGGTAGAGAACTTCCACAGTGGGAAGTTCAAGTTGAACTTTACTGGGGAATGTCTGAAGTCGAAATCGTATTTGATGAGTTACGTAAAAGAGATTATAGCTCTTGGAACATCGTATCTCTGTTAACTCGTGCTCAAGTGCTAAGTATTGAAGAACCGCAGCTAGCTACTTTGATGTCTGGTGCTGGTGGCAGCAATAAGTCTTATGGAGATTTCATCAAGAGGATGGAATCCATAAGCCAACTTCTTAATAACCAAGGTCTTCTAGTCCTTGGTAAGGACGGTAAACTTCAGCAAACATCTTATGGTTTTGGTGGTATTTCTGATGTCTATCATGAATTTATGAAAGACCTCGCAGCTTCATGTGAAATTCCATATGAAATCATTTTTGGAAGGGAATCTGGCCTTGGAAGCAATTCTGAAGGTTCTCTTCAACTCTATGATAATCTCATAGAAGAAAAACGTAAATCTGAAGCTGATCCTAATATGGATAGACTTATTCCTATTATAGCTCAGAGTACGTTTGGATTTGTTCCTGATGACATCGATCATTCATGGTCACCGTTTAGATCTCTTTCACAAGAACAACGCAATAATCTTGCTCGTGGAACTACGACTTCAATTGTTGAAGCCTTTAATTCTGATCTTATTACTAAGCGTGAAGCTAGAACTGAGCTCAGAAATTCGAGCCTAGTTCATGACCAGTTCAGTAGCATCACCAAAGAAGCTCTAGCAGCAACCCCAGATAAGTTTGCTTCTGAACTTGGTATGGGAGAAATACAAGTACCTGAAGGGGGAGGTGATCCATTCTCTGAAGGAAGTGAAAAGGAAAAACCTGCTAAGAATAAATCTGATGAAGATAAGTCTGATAAAGATGAATCTTCTAAGAAACCCAAAAAGAAGAAAAAGAATAAATTAGCAAAAGATTCCTATCCTTCAGTTGAGAGTGAGTCTCTCAAGAATCCAGTAGGAATATTAAACTGGATAAGTAATAAAATCAATATGTTCAGGGCCTTGCAATGAAAAACTTATTTGCAAACGCTCTTGATGGTCTTTACTGGGCTAATGACTCATTACCTACTAAGAAATTTCATGACTTAACCTTGGTCATAGAGACTCCTAAGTTTGGAATGAGACAAGGTCCTGGATGGATGTCTCC